AAAGTGACTGTACAATTCACTTTTCAGTGCTTTTGTTCTATAGTACTGTAGCATTCTTGTGACTACCAATTGCTTTTGCATTTTGTTGATTCTATCCCAATCTTGACTGAGTCTGCGAATAGCTCTATAGTTACTGTTGCTAATATCTAGTCCACGTTCCAATCTCATCAAGAAGCTACGTGCATTGGATATTGGTTGTCCTTGTGCAATAGCTCTTAGATAGTTTCTCACTTGCATATCATTTACTTTGTAGTGATTGTTTTGAATTCTATCGTTTTGTGTTGTGCCAGCTGTACCATTTTTGATTGCGTTTAGCGCAACGTATAGATCAGTGCCACTTTGTCTATATGTGTTGAAGTTACCATACTGCATGGTACGTGCCGCATAGTTTTGTGCAATTGCTCTTGTATCATAGTTTTGATACAGTATCCAAAGTGCCAGCATGTTCATCATTGCAAAGTCGCCCATTTCTCTGGCATTTGTTCCTTGCACTCTTTGTTTAGTTCTGAACATAGGACTTTCATTGAGCTCGCTGAGGAAGCCAAATTTTGGTTCTGGTGTTTCAGTCATTTCGTGTCCACCTTGTATTTCTGACCACTGACGTAGTGTATATTGTTTCTCATAGTTGCTCATATTAGTATTTACCTTACAAATTAGGACGCCATCTGTGCCTTGGCACTAGTTTGATTTTATCTCTGGTAGCAACATATCCTTCGCCGCCGCTTTGACCTTCTGTGCTTGCTGTTACATCAGCACCAGCACCATCTAATTGGTCAATGATGTTGTTCTTTACATTTTGTATTTGCACAACAAGATCCATTATAGCATCAAAACCCTTGCTGTCCATTGCCATGAGTTTTGCTTGTTGTCCTTTGCTAACTTTACTAGTTTTTAGCCAGTTGTTGAATCCACTGCGCAATTGGTCTAGTCTACCTTGTTTGACCATTTGGTTTACATATGTGTACAGTATGCCTGCTTTGTTGCTCAATCCTTTTTCTGGAGCAAGCCAAGCGTCAATAGCACTGGCATTTGCTCTTGCATTGGTTACAATTTTTTCAACTGCACTTGTGTCTACTTTAGGTGTGTGCGTAACATATGTTTGTCCTAGCACAACAACGTCATTGCTGTTGATGCTGTCTGTATCTTTTATTGGTGTGCCTGCTTTATCTCCAAATGCATCATGATATGTGTGAACCACAACACCAACACTACTGTTAGCCATGCGTTTACCCAAATAACTGTTGGGGTCAACTGTATACGTAACTTTGTTTGGTGTAAACTGTAGCCCTTCATTTGAACGCTGAATAGGCTTGCGAGGTGTGTACAATAAATCTCCATACACATAGCCTCTCATATCAGCAGGAGTGTTTCTCTCTAACACCTCAAACACACCTGCCATGTCGCTAGCAAAATCTTTACGCCAATCTTCACCTTTACCGGTGTTCATAATAAAATCTGCTAGCGCACCACTGCTGGTTGATTTGTTCTTTCCCCAACCATTCTTACCTGTCATCACAAAAGTACCGTCTGGTTCACGACCCCAAAAGATTGTAGGGTTGCCATCCCATTTGATACTAACGTCTCCTGTGTCTTGACCTAGCCTTGTTAGGATAGTTGCGGCTTTGAGTGCGCCTGCACTACCATCTACAAACACTAAATCTTCTAGATGCTGATACTCTCTGCCAACATTAGCCGCCTCTGTGAGTTTTTCACAAGTACAGGGTTCGCAGTTACACTTGCCGCATACCCATTCTGCTAAAAATTGACGAGCTCTCATTAGTCTAGTTCTTTCCAATTAGGATCGCTACGAAGATCTGCAAGCATTGCATCACCTGCTTCTTTACCCAATGCCGCCATAATGGCTTCAACACTGCCTATATCTTTTCCTGAGGCATTAGGGCCTAACAAACTGCGAGCTACTTCGTCTATATCTTGTGTGATAAACTTATCCTTTTTGCCGGCTTGGTCTCTGCTGAACAATCCTTGATAGGGTGAGAACAACATGTTCTTTTGTTTTGCTAACCAAGCTAGTGCTATCATCTTGTTCACACCTTTGAACTTACTACCTTGCGGTATGCTGTGTGTGTGAAACTTGCTAGCACGTTCGGCATTGGGGACGACCATAATATCAACCTGATGAGCATGGTCGTCCATTGGGACTTTTACATGTACACTTACTCCACTCTGACCTGTCTCAAGTCCTGCCAAATCAAATAATTGTCTTAATTTTTTACGGATAACTTTTGGGTCTGTTTGATCAAAGTGCTGAGCTAGTTGATCCTGATCAACAATCATATCCAAGTCACCACTTACTTTACCCGGAGTAGGTGTTGCACCGCTTCCAATTGGTATCGCTTGTGCATTGGCTTTTGCTAACACACCGTTGATAGATTTCATTATTCCTGGGATCATCTTGTGGTCAAAACTAATGGTATCAGGGAAAATGTTTCCACCTTCCTTGAACAAACTACGACCTCTTATTCTTTTTATACGGCTACCACGTCGTTTTCTACGCTTATGTGTCCCGCCTAGTATATCTGCTATTTTCAACTTTACTAATTCCTCTTTGAAATTTCCGCGGGTCTTTAGTTCGTATGCTGTTGATCAATCGCTTGTTTAGATCAGCCGCTGTTTCTACATCAAAACTTTCATTGATCAAGTTGATCAAATTGATGGCTGTAACTATAACTTGTTGCGCATTGGACTCAACAATATGCTTTTTATCACGCTTGGGTGACATAGCATTTATTTCTTCCAATAATGATCTCGTTTTCCGCTTCATCTTAGTAGTATTTAGTAAATATTGTTGCTGAAGCATTGGTGACTAGCACTTATGGCATTTGCAGAGGACTTGATTCTCAACATAGGATCCATTTACAATAAGAGCAAAATCATCAATGGCATGCAAGCAAAACACAGGCTCACTTTAGGCTCATATTAATGACTCAACTTTTTATTTTCGCTTGTAGTTCAGAATCGTATATAGATAGAGATAAGGTACACAGCACCTTTGCTTCAGCATACTTCATATTCAAAGTTTTGACAATCATGATGCTTTCCAATAAACTTAGCACCATTATTGATATGAAAATTACGTGCCATGTCTGTTAGTGGGCTGAGTGTAACAAAACGTTTTACCCATGGTCTCTGACTTTTGATTCTTTCCGCTACTCCGTTTACAATTTCTCTACCTGCTCCCTTTTGATAACTCCACACAGTATAAAATACTGCCGTGTTCATTCCTACCCATTTCATATCTCTTTCACTTTGTGGTACTTCGTCCATGTATGCTACACAGATACACGCCGCAATTTCTCCATCACGCTCCAAAACATAAACTTCTCTACCGCTACGTGTGCGCCATTCTTTTTTGATGTGTGGTCTAACTGGGTCGTTTTCAATGTGTACAAGTTCTTCATTTGTTGCTAACCTAATCACTACTCGCTCTTTCTCAACAGACTTTTAAGTCGATCTGTTGCATCTACTTGTGGATCCGCATCCATATTATTTTCAGCAACGTTCTCACCTGCGGGTGCTACACTGCTTTTTGTTTTTAGTTTTTGATAGATGCTGGTTACCCCGCCATCATCTTGTTGTTCATCCTCGTCCAAATCTTCAATTTTCAAACTGTCCATGTTGAACTTGAGATCCAGTTTACTGCCAACACCACTGCTACTACGTGTTTTCATAAACTGTATTTGTACCCTGCCACGTTCACGCATAGCTCTACTGCTAAAAATACCAATTAAGTTATCTGCTGTATTGATCTTACTAATACCTCCTGCGATATGGCTGTGGTCAAATTCTATTTCATCTACTGCACTTCTGTTTAACTGCGAAGCAGTAACAAACAATATTCCTAGTTCAGTTGCTAGATTACGCAATTCTTCACTAACAAATTTATCTTTAATAAACTGATCACTTGGATTAACCTTTACTGTAACTGGCATCATAAGATCCAAGTAATCTACCAATAATGCATCAACATGTATATTGTGTTGTATTTGATATTCACGCAAGTATGCTTTCACATCATTTACTGTGCTACCATTTTTCATTTGCACAACTTGTAAACGACCTGCTTTCTTACTTGCCATCTTTACACGTAACTCAACATCACTGCTATTCTTCATAACATCTCTAGTTCCCATGCCTGTTAGCATAGCATCAAGTCTCATACAACACAGTTCTTCACTAAGTTCTAAACTGATATACACAACGTTCTTACCCATAAGTGCCCAGTTCAGTGCCATGTTCTGCATGAACAAACTTTTACCACTACCACTACCACCTGCAAAGATGTTTAATTCTCCTGGATTGAATCCACCATACAACACCTTGTCAAATGTTAGCCAGCCTGTTGTGTTTTGTCCTCTGTTGTCTTTGATACTTTGTATACGCCCTGCAGGATCGTCCCAATAATTTGTACCAAAGTCTTTTGCTAATCCAATTTCAGTTGCCTCTTTGATTATGCCTTCTACTGTGCCATACTCTTTACGTTCAAGTTTATCTGCACTTTGTAGTATTGCCGCCTCCAGTGCTTTATGTCTACAGAACTGTTCAAAGTTATCCATAAACCAATTTTTATGCTCTATGCTTAATCTATCACTTACATCTTGAACATCAATTCCATTTACAGCCTTAACTTGATCCAACATGGGAACATCTTGATATTCATCTGCATGCTTTTGTATAAAGTCTACAGTATCTCTAAACTGTCTATCAAAATAACTGCTTTTAAGTATAGCATTACAACGCACAAACAAGTCCTTGTCAGCCAACAAGAACTCTATGTACAACTTTTGTAAATCTGTGCTATAATCTTCGCTCATAATATTCCTTTATTATACTATCTACATCTACTTTTTGCAAGTATTTTAATTTTAGTTGCATTTGTTTCTATGCTTTCTAATACACTTTTTACTGTAAACAATCTACCATAACGCACCACTGCATCACTGGCATCTTTTATATCATCTTCCCATTCAGGGAAACTAACTGCCCATCCACGTTTAACTGCTACATTTACAGTATCCATACCGCTTTTATCAAAGTCTGGCAATAGAACTATTTGTTTATCTAAATCTTCAATTATTTTACACTGTATATTATTAGGAGTATTACCAGCAAGTGCTACTCCTCCCATTTGTAGTGCAT